CGCATTTGAGATACTTAACAGAATTGAAGAAGAAGAAAACTTGCTTGAGGGTAAAACACCTGAAGAGGCAAAGGAAAAAACTTTTAAAGGATTCGCAGAAAGTAGATCTAAGTAATGTACGAGCAAAGTTTAGTTAAGACAGTTGAACCTGTAAAAAAGACTACTATCAGTAGACTTAATAAAGGTAAGAAATGGAAATACGGCTACGATAAAGAACACGATATTATAGTGTTATCTCACAACGGGCAAATAGGTGAGATAATAGAAATACAAGGACTAGTTATTGCGTTACCAAAAGCTCCTAAAGAAGTATACAAAGATCCGAAGAACAAATGGGTGAAATTCGAGTACCCCAAGGAGTTGCAAAGAATTAAAAATATATTCGATTGGAGAAACTATCCGGAAAGCAGTAAAGAAAAATGGTACGATTATATAGACGAAGAGTTCAGAAGAAGGGAAGAGGGATTCTGGTTCACGAATAATGGTAAACCAACCTGGATAACAGGTACGCAGTACATGTACTTGCAATGGAGTAAGATTGACGTGGGTGCTCCAGATTTTAGAGAGGCAAACAGATTATTTTATATATTCTGGGAAGCTTGCAAGGCAGACAAAAGATGTTACGGAATGTGCTACCTTAAAAATAGACGTTCTGGATTTTCTTTCATGTCGTCAGCAGAAACAGTTAATTTAGCTACTCTCGCAAGTGATAGTAGATTTGGTATATTATCTAAAACTGGATCAGATGCAAAGAAGATGTTTACAGACAAAGTGGTTCCTATATCGATTAACTATCCATTCTTTTTTAAACCTGTACAAGATGGTATGGATCGCCCTAAGTCCGAGCTTGCTTACCGTGTACCTGCTAGTAAGTTTACACGAAAAAAGATGTCAGCCACAGATGGGTTGGAAGAGATTGAGGGTTTGGATACGACGATTGACTGGAAAAACACTGGAGACAATAGTTATGATGGTGAGAAACTAGCGTTACTAGTTCATGATGAGTCTGGTAAATGGGAGAGACCCGATAATATTTTAAATAACTGGAGGGTTACAAAAACATGTTTACGATTAGGTAGTAGAATTATAGGTAAATGTATGATGGGCTCGACTTCAAATGCTTTAGATAAGGGTGGAGAAAACTTTAAAAAATTATACAATGCCTCAGATGTCACGAGAAGAAATAGAAATGGTCAGACAAAGTCTGGCTTATACTCTCTTTTTATCCCAATGGAATGGAACTACGAAGGATTTATTGACGAGTATGGAATTCCAGTCTTTACTACTCCTGACGTCGACAGACTTACACCAGACGGTGAATTAATAGATGTAGGCGTAATAGATAACTGGCAAAACGAGGTAGATGGTTTAAAAGACGATCAAGATGCCTTAAACGAATTTTACCGTCAGTTTCCTAGAACAGAAGAACACGCATTTAGAGATGAGACTAAAAATAGTATATTTAACCTTACAAAGATATACGAGCAGATAGATTATAACGAAGAGATGTCTAGAACCTTAGGAATTACAACTGGTAATTTTCAGTGGGTAAATGGTATTAAAGATTCTCAAGTAATATTCTACCCAGATCCAAAAGGTAGATTTAAAGTTAGTTGGGTTCCACCTCAACAACTACAAAACAGAGTGGTACTTAAAAACGGCATTAAATATCCAGGTAACGAACATATGGGAGCGTTTGGTTGTGATAGTTATGATATATCCGGAACGGTAGATGGAAAAGGATCTAAAGGTGCTTTACACGGTTTAACTAGATTCAGTATGGAAGATGCTCCAGCTAACAGTTTCTTTTTAGAATACTTGTCTAGACCACCAACAGCCGAGATGTTCTTTGAGGACATTCTAATGGCTTTAGTATTTTATGGGATGCCAATACTCGCAGAGAACAATAAACCTCGTCTCTTGTATTATCTGAGACGTAGAGGATATAGAGGGTTTAGTATGAATAGACCAGACAAGATATGGAATAAGTTATCTGTTGCAGAAAAAGAAGTAGGTGGTATACCTAACTCTTCAGAAGATATTAAACAAGCTCACGCGGCGGCAATTGAAATGTATATACAAGATCACGTTGGAATGAAGCGAGATGGAACATTTGGTGATTGTTATTTTAACGAACTACTAAATGATTGGGCAAAGTTTGATATAAACAAAAGAACAAAGTTTGATGCGTCGATAAGTTCTGGTTTAGCTATTATGGCTAACAACAGGCATTTATACGCGCCAAACGTTAAGGTTGAAAAACAACCATTAAATTTAAACATTTCCAGGTATACTAATACTGGAACAAATTCACAAATAATCAAATAATAAATATGGCAGAGTCTGGCATTAAAAGTTATTTCCCGAGTCAAACAGTTAGTGATGCTGAAAAGCTAAGCTACGACTATGGTTTGAAAGTAGGTAAAGCTATAGAGCAAGAATGGTTTAATAACGATAGAGGTTCTAATAGGTATAAAGCTAATAACAATGATTTTCATAATCTAAGATTGTACGCGAGAGGCGAACAGTCTATCCAAAAGTATAAGGATGAGTTGTCTATTAACGGTGATTTGTCCTATTTAAATTTAGACTGGAAACCAGTTCCAATTATATCTAAGTTTGTTGATATAGTTGTAAACGGTATAGCCGAAAGAACATATGACATAAAAGCATTCTCACAAGATCCATTTGGAGTCGCTCAAAGAACAGAATACATGGAGAATGTACTTAGAGATATGGATGGTAAGGCTTTTGATAATCAATCGGCAATGTACGGTATAGATTCCAGAAGTAGTGAGATGGAGCAGAAAGATCTACCAGAAAGTAAGGACGAACTTAATGTTCATATGCAGTTGAGTTATAAGCAATCTATAGAAATAGCAGAAGAACAAGCGTTGAATACACTTTTAAATGGTAATAATTATGAGCTCATTAAAAAGAGATTTTATCACGATCTTACTGTTTTAGGTATTGGCGCTGTTAAAACAAATTTTAACACTTCAGAGGGGGTTGTTATAGATTATGTTGACCCAGCTAACCTAGTGTATTCTTACACAGACTCTCCTTACTTTGAAGATATATACTATGTTGGAGAAGTGAAAACAATACCGGTTAATGAGTTGGCAAAGCAATTTCCTCATTTATCTGAAAGTGATCTTGAAGATATAATGAAGAACAAATCCAACAACAGATCTAACTACAACTCTAGACATAGTTACGACAAGGAAGATAACAACACTATACAAGTTTTATATTTTAATTATAAAACCTATATGAATGAGGTTTACAAGGTTAAAGAAACTGCTACTGGCGCGGACAAGATTATACCAAGAGACGATAAGTACAATCCACCAAACGGTATGGAGGGTGGTTATAGTAGAATGATTAGATCTATAGAATGTCTTTATGAAGGTGCTATGATTTTAGGTACAGACAAACTACTTAAATGGGAGATGGCTAAGAATATGATGAGACCTAAAAGTGATTTTACTAAGGTTAAAATGAATTATAATATTGTTGCTCCTAGAATGTACGAAGGAAGAATTGATTCGTTAGTAAAGCGTATAACAGGTTTTGCTGATATGATTCAATTAACTCATTTAAAACTCCAACAAGTATTATCAAGGATGGTTCCAGATGGTGTTTATTTAGATGCTGATGGTTTAGCCGAGGTTGACTTAGGTAATGGAACAAACTACAATCCACAAGAAGCATTAAACATGTTCTTCCAAACTGGTTCTGTAATTGGTAGATCGTTTACGAGCGAAGGTGACATGAATCCAGGAAAAGTACCTATTCAAGAAATCACATCGGGTTCTGGTGGAAACAAAATGCAAGCTCTTATTGGTAATTATAACTATTACTTACAAATGATAAGAGATGTGACCGGTCTTAATGAAGCTAGAGACGGTAGTACTCCAGATAAAAACGCTTTAGTTGGTATTCAAAAAATAGCTGCAGCAAACTCAAACACGGCTACGAGACACATATTACAAGCTGGTCTATATCTAACAGCTGAGGTTGCTGAGTGTTTATCTTTAAGAATTTCTGATATTATAGAATACTCTCCAACGAAAGACGCGTTTATACAAGCTATTGGAGCATCTAATGTAGCTACTCTTAAAGAGATGTCAGAGTTACACTTGTATGATTTTGGTATATTTATAGAACTCTTACCTGATGAAGAAGAAAAAGCTATGCTAGAGAACAACATACAGGTAGCACTTCAAACGCAAAGTATTGATCTAGAAGATGCTATAGATATTAGAGATGTTAGAAATTTAAAACTAGCAAATCAATTGCTAAAGATTAGAAGAAAGAAAAAACTTGAATTAGATAGAGAGACTCAAAAACAAAATATGGAACAACAGTCTCAAGCCAACCAACAAGCGTCTGCTTCCGCTGCTCAAGCTGAAATTCAAAAAAACCAAGCTATAGCTCAAACTACGATGCAATTAGAGCAGACTAAGTCTCAATTAAGAATACAGGAGCAACAACAAGAGGTTGAGCTTAAGAAACAATTAATGAAGATTGAGTTCGATTACAACATGCAATTAAAAACTGCAGAATCACAGAGCGTGGCCGATAGAGAAAATAAAAGAGAAGATAGAAAAGATAAAAGAACAAAAATACAAGCCACTCAACAAAGTGAGCTTATAGATCAAAGAAATAGTGGTGGAACACCTAAAAACTTTGAGTCTTCAGGTAATGATATATTAAGTGGAGACTTCAACTTAAATGCGTTCGACCCTAAGTAGGATTATTATTAATTATTATTATATTATATTATGGAAGAAAAAAATGAAAACGTAGTCGAAGAGATTACACAAGATCAAACCGTAGAAACGGTTGGTGAAAGTAAATTTGAATCTGCTGGAGACGATAGTGTTATTAAGGTAGATTTAAGTAAACCACTAACACCAGAAGAAAATGAAACTAAAGAAGATAACGCTGACAACAGCGGAGTGGCTGCAGAGTCTGAAAATGCCGAGCCCGCACAAGAACAAGAAGAGGTACAACCGGAAGCTGAAACACAAGAAACTTCAGTATTAGAAGAGATTACTGAGGAAGAGGTTGAAGAGGTTGAAGAACAGGTTGAAGAAGCTATAGCAGAAGCCGAGGCTACTGGAAAACCATTACCAGAGAATATCCAAAAGTTAATGGACTTTATGGAAGAGACTGGAGGTGATTTAAGCGATTATGTAAAGCTTAATCAAGATTATAGCAAACTAGATGATAATGCTTTGTTAAGAGAATACTACAAACAAACAAAACCTCATTTAGATAACGAAGAAATTAACTTCCTTATGGAAGACACGTTCTCTTACGACGAAGATGTAGACGACGATAGAGATATACGTAGAAAGAAATTAGCGCTTAAAGAGCAAGTTGCCAGCGCTAAAGCCCACTTAGACGGGCAAAAGTCTAAATACTATGAAGAGATCAAGGCTGGAAGCAAACTTACGGGTGAGCAACAAAAGGCAATTGATTTCTTTAATAGATACAACAAAGAGTCAGAAGCAACTCAAAAAACAGCTGAAAAACAAAAGTCAACTTTTTTAAGTAAAACTGAAAATGTTTTTAACGACAAGTTCAAAGGTTTTGAATATAACGTCGGTGATAAAAAGTATAGATTTAATGTAAACAACGCTGAAGAGGTTAAAAATACTCAGGGTGATATTAATAATTTTGTCAAGAAGTTCTTGAATGAAAATAACGAAATGTCAGATGCCAAGGGTTATCATAAATCTCTATATACAGCAATGAATGCGGATGCTGTTGCGAAACACTTTTACGAACAAGGAAAAACCGATGCTATGAAAAGTAGTATGGCTAAAGCCAAGAACGTTGATATGAACCCAAGACAAAGTCATGGAAAAATTGAAACAAGCGGTATGACGGTAAGAGTATTAGGTGACAATGCTGATGATTTTAAGTTTAAAATTAAAAACAACAAATTTAAAAAGTAATAATTTAAAAAAAATTTAAAATGGCAATTACAAGAGGAACTCAGAGTAGAGGCGCAGCAGTACAAGCGGTTACTTCTGAGAATTATTTAGACATCCAAAACAATGGATGGGCACAGCAATATCTTCCTGATTTGATGGAGAAAGAAGCTGAAGTTTTCGGTAAGAGAACTATATCAGGTTTTTTATCTCAAGTTGGAGCGGAGGAAGCTATGTCAGCTGATCAAGTTATTTGGTCAGAACAAGGTAGGTTACACTTATCTTATATATGTGATATGTTAGATGTTACAGCGAGTACTATTAATATCTTAACTGATATTGATGGTGTTGCTCAAACAACTACGCATGGTATTAGAGTTGGTGATATGGTGTTAATTTCTGGTGGTGGGCAAACAGTTACAGCTCGTGTAAGCGTTGCTGCTGCTGGTAATCAAACTATCACGGTACAGCCTTATAGCGTTGCACACATGACAAACGCGGGTTTTGTTAATGGTGACAATGCTTGTACTATAATGGTATTTGGTTCTGAGTATGCTAAAGGTACTGCGTATTTAGGAGCTAGATCTAACGAACCACAATTCACTACATTTACTAACAAGCCAATTATAATGAAAGACATGTACGAGGTTTCAGGATCTGATGTTGCTCAAGTAGGTTGGGTTGAAGTATCTGGTGAAGATGGACAAAATGGTTACTACTGGTATTTAAAAGCTGAAGGTGATACTAGAGCTAGGTTTACAGATTACTGTGAAATGGCTTTAATTGAAGCTGAAACAGTAGCTGCTGCTTCTGCTATAGCCTTACCAACTGATGGTGGTGCTGGTACAGCGGGTACTGAAGGTTTATTTTCTGCTATCGAAGCTAGAGGACATCAATCGTCTGGTATTACTGGTGTTAACGCTGCAACTGATTTAGCGGAGTTTGATGCTATCTTAGCAGAGTTTGATAGAAATGGTGCTATTGAAGAAAACATGTTATTTGTAAATAGAGCAACTGCTTTAGCTATTGACGATATGTTAGCTTCTATGAATTCTTACGGAGCTGGTGGTACTTCTTACGGAGTATTTGACAACTCAGAAGATATGGCATTAAACTTAGGTTTCTCTGGTTTCAGAAGAGGTTCTTATGACTTCTATAAGTCTGACTGGAAATACTTAAATGACTTAGCTACTAGAGGTGGTATTAATCTTACTGCTACTGCTGAGGGTATTAGAGGTGTTGTTATACCAGCTGGTGTAACTTCTGTTTATGATCAAGCTTTAGGAAAGAATCTTAAAAGACCTTTCCTACATGTTCGTTATAGAGCTTCACAGTTAGAAAGTAGAAAAATGAAGACGTGGGTTACTGGTTCTGTTGGAGCTACTACTTCTGATTTAGATGCAATGACTGTAAACTTCTTAACTGAAAGATGTATGGTTACTCAAGGTGCTAATAACTTCATGTTATTAAACTAAGCAATTTTTAAAAGACCGGGGCTTCGGCCTCGGCCTTTTATTTTTATTAATTTTATTATATATTATATTATGGCAAAGAAAAAAGAAACAAAAGAAATGGTAGAGGTACCTGTTGTTGAAACACCGGTTGTTGAAACACCAAAACCTAAAAAAATTGAATCTAAAAAACCCGAGTGGGAAGTTAAAGATAGAACTTATCTTATAAAAAGAGGAACACCACTAAGCAAGTCTATTAAATCAGCAGGTATATATTGGTTTGATAAAAAAGAGGGTTATGAAAGAGAACTAAAGTATTGTGAAAATCAAACCACTTGCTTTGTAGATGAAATGAAGGGTGATCAAAGGCTATCACACATTATTTTTAGAAATGGCGTTTTACAAGTGCCAAAAAACAAAGTTGTATTACAAAAGTTATTATCTTTATATCACCCTATGAAAGATAAAACTTATTATGAAAACCAACCGCAAGTTGTAGCAGCTCACGAGGTTGAAGATATAGAGATGGAGATTGAAGCATTAAACGCGGCTCAAAGTTTAGATATAGATATGGCTGAGGCGGTTATGCGTGTAGAGGTAGGTTCTAAGGTATCAGAAATGAGCTCTAAGGAACTTAAAAGAGATTTACTATTATATGCTAAGAGAAACCCAGGTTTGTTCTTAGAGTTAGTAAATGATGATAATGTTGTACTTAGAAACTTTGGTATCAAAGCAACTGAAATGGGGATATTAAAATTATCTTCTGATCAAAGAACTTTTTCATGGGGTTCAAATGATAGAAAGTTAATGAACGTTCCATTTGACGAACACCCTTATTCGGCTTTAGCCGCTTGGTTTAAAACTGATGAAGGTATGGAGATTTACTCCAATATTGAAAAAAGATTAAATTAATCTAACTGTAGATGCGGTCGCTCTACGGGGCGATCGTAAACTACAAAAAAAGAAATTATGGCAATAAGTATAGATACGGTATATCAAAAAGTTTTAGCACTAGCTAATAAAGAACAAAGAGGTTATATAACTCCTCAAGAGTTTAACTTATTTGCTGATCAAGCACAAAAAGAAATATTTGAACAATATTTTTACGACTTAAATCAATTTAAAAGATTACCAGGCAACGATAGTGAGTATTCTGATGTTATATCAATTATAAAAGATAAAATATCATTTTTTGAATTTTGGGCTGTACAAGATAACATCACGGTTTTAAACGAATATGGAGATGTGAATTTAGAGAATGATATACCTGATTTATATAGATTAGGAGAAATCTCTGTATCTTATCCAGATGTTACTGGAAGTTCTATATGTGAGCAGTTAACTCCAAAAGAATTTGCAACCTCCTCTAAAAGCAAGTTGACAAAGCACACTAAATCTCGACCAGTTTTTGTTAAGCATAATAACAGTTACAATCGCATAAAGATATACCCATACCCAGTAAATGACGATGGTAGTGATATCACAACTCCAACAATGGTTAATGTAAGAGCTGATTATATAAGGAAGCCAAAAAAACCAAGTTGGGGTTATTTTGTTATTGGTGATAAAGCACTTTATGATCCTGATCCTAGTAAAACAACAGACTTTGAACTACATCCTTCAGAGGAAACAGAGTTAGTTTATAAAATATTAAAATATGCTGGGTTATCCATGCAGAGAAATGATGTCGCACAAGGAGGCCAAGGCTTAGAGTCACTACAAATCCAACAAGAAAAACAATAAATAAATGGCGTTACTAAATCAAACACAACAAGAGTATTATTTAGGGAGTAACCACGGTAGTTATCAATTTGTTTCTTTAGAAGATATAATAAACCAATTTATGATAGTGTATGTTGGTGAAGATAAAATTATACCAAAAGCAAAAAGACTAGACGTTGCTTTCCACGCACAAAGAGCTTTAGCTGAATTATCTTTTGATACGTTTAAATCTTTTAAAGCACAAGAGATAGCTGTCCCAGCAACTCTTCAAATGACGCTTCCGCAAGATTATGTTAATTATACTAAAATATCTTGGGTAGATTCCGCTGGTATAAAACACTTGTTACACCCTACGAGTAAAACCTCAAACCCGCCTTCTATAGTTCAAGACGCTACAAGTGGTATTTATTCTCCTATTATCAGCGGTTTCAATCAAGGGCTTGACACAGATGAAACAAATATTACCTACAGCTCCGGTGTGGCTAAAGACTCGGTTAACAATCAAGTTGACTTTACATCCACCGCTCAATTTGGAAAATTGAATTGGAGCAATGTAGTTAGTGAGGTTGGTAAATCTTATACTTTAACCTACACTATAAGCAATGTTCCTTATATAGACCCATTGTCCTCTGCGGCAATACCAACACTAAGACCAAAAATAATTGATGAGTTTGACAATCACGCAGTATTTTCCGATCGATCACAAAACGGAACTTATACAGAAACAATCACACTTAATTTAGGGAGCACAACGTCTCACCCTAGCAGATTTTATTTTGAAGTTAACTCTTTAACTCCATTTACTGGTAGCGTATCAGATGTAACTTTAGTAGAATCAGGAGACGTGCCATTAAACTCAGAGTCAACAACTTGGTCAAACTATAAGTCAGCAACTCCATCTGAAAATCAAGATGATTATCAAGACGATACTTATTGGCCAATGGAAGGGTCTAGATATGGATTAGACCCACAACACGCTCAAGCCAATGGATCTTTTTATATAGATCAAGTATCTGGAAAAATACATTTTAGCTCTAATATTAGTGGAAAAACTGTGATCTTAGATTATATAAGTGATAGTCTTGGTACAGACGGAGAAATGCAGGTTCATAAGTTCGCTGAAGAAGCTATGTACAAGTGGATATCACACGCTATATTAGCTGGAAAAGCAAACATTCCAGAGTACCAGGTTAATAGATTTAAAAAAGAAAGATTTGCAGCTATTAGAACTGCAAAATTAAGATTATCAAATATCAAGCTAGAAGAACTTACTCAAGTTCTAAGAGGTAAATCGAAACAAATAAAACACTAGTGCATGCCAGAAATTAAACAGCAGTTTACCGGTGGTAAAATGAACAAGGATGTTGATGAGAGACTTGTTCCCAACGGAGAATATAGAGACGCGATGAACATACAAGTATCTACTTCGGAGGGGTCAGATGTAGGTACAGCCCAAAATATTCTAGGTAACAAATTAGTAGCGGATCTCAATTTCTTAAAAGAAGGAGATGTTTGTGTTGGGAGCGTGGCGGACGAAAAAAATGACGCCCTGTATTGGTTTGTTGCTGGAGACTTCACTGTAGACCAGCAGTCCAACTTAACGGTGCTCGATGGGACAGAAACAGAAGGTATCTCTACCGCAGGGGACTATATATTGGAATATCAAGGTACCGCAACTAATGTAGTTTTTGCTGATATCTACTACAAAGAAGCCTTTACGTCCAATCCTATCACTCTCCAGATATTTGATAACACTCTTGTTATGCCGTTTAACGATCATGTTTTTGCCAATGGAGACCTAATCACTTCTATAACTACCACCACCTCTGTTTATTCAGATTTAAAGTTAGAGGTAGTTTCTTTCTCTACGAACAGTGTTGTGGTATCTCTAGAAAGCCCAGACAGTTTCCCCGCCATCTACACCCAATCAGACATACAGGCGTTTATTGCTGATATAGCTACTGTGTCCACATCAAAAGCGGTCGCTTTTAGGGAGAAGGCGCTAGGTATTAACAGTAACAAACTAATAACAGGTATTAACATACTAGACGATTTATTATTATGGACTGACGGGGCTACGGAACCAAAAAAGATAAACATACCTCGCTGTAAATTAGGGACAAACACTAACCCACTACATGGCACACAACTTATTGTTAATGGTATCGGAAAGGGTATTATGAAAGAAGAGCATGTGACCGTGATAAGGAAAGGGCCAGCGAAACCACCTGGAATTGGAGACACTTCATCAGGTAGGGGTGGGTTTATTGATGGTAAAACGGTTTTTGGAGGAAACAACTACGATAATTTTGTAGACCCATTTACTGGGTTGAACAGAGAGGAGGGCACTGACATGTGGATAATAATCGATGAGGACGCCACGGGAAACGCTCCAAATCTACTAATAGGGGACGTTCTTAGAATGAATCCTTTTTCTTTAAATGAACCGAACGATTTCACGGCGAGAGTCATTATAAAGCAAATAGAGCCAGGTCCTTTTGCTATCCCCTCGTTTGGAACAGCTTCTAGTACCCAAATAGCATATAGAGTTACCATAGCTTCACTATCGAGTGAGGCGGGGAATTATATTGAGAAGCATCACTTTAAGTTAGAAGAAGAAGGTAAAGGCTTGTTTAAACGAAAACTACCTAGATTTGCTTGTCGATACAAGTATGAGGATAATGAATACTCTCAAGTAGGACCATTCTCTGAGGTTGTGTTTATCCCAGGAGCTTTTGATTATCATCCTAAAAAGGCTTTTAACATAGGTATGACAAATAACCTAGAAACACTGACCTTGAGGGATTTTGTAACACCATCACTACCTAAGGACGTGGTGCAGATAGATCTATTATACAAGGAAGAATCTGCCCCTAATATATACGTTATAAAATCTGTAAACAGAGATGATGAGATATGGGAGGCTCCCGGAACTGGATTTGGATTAAAAGGCGCTTACAACGTAACTACCGAGAACATCTACCAACAACTTCCATCCAATCAGATTATTCGCCCATGGGACAACGTGCCCAAAAACGCTCTAGCTCAAGATATTGTTGGGAATAGAGTTGTTTATGGAAATTATACTCAAGGATACGATATTAGCGACATTACAGGTGAGACGTACTCTCCGTTATTGTCAGCATCTCTAGATGTTAGGGAAAAAAACATAGACAATAAAGCTCATAAGTCTATAAAGTCATTAAGAGCTTATAACTTCGGGGTGGTATACGGGGATAAATATGGGCGAGAAACACCTGTATTTACTAACAACGATGCGGGTTTTGAGGTTAGCAAGTCTTCCTCGCCTCAGTCTAGTGCGTTTACAGTATCTCTACAATCACCAGCTCCACCCTGGGCTGATTATTATAAGATATTCGTGAAGGAGACTTCTAACGAGTATTATAACCTAGCTATGGGGAGAGTTTACGACGCTAGTGACGGTAATGTTTGGATTTCGTTTCCATCGGTAGATAGAAATAAAGTGGATGAAGATACTTATTTAGTGTTGAAAAAGGGAATCGAAGACAAAGGTGCTGTTCAGGAAGAAGCTAGATATAAAATCGTATCAATAAAAAACGAAGCCCCCGATTATATAAAAACTGAATACACGTTACTAGCGGAACCTAATTTAGATATAGATGGTTACGCTTTACTCGGAGGCTCATCAACAGGGGCGGTAGCTACATTCAACTCACCAGCAGAAGCTCCTTACCCTGGGCACACTTCTTTTTCAGTAAAGGTAGATAGATGGGCGGGTCTATACGATCCCACCGCTAACAACATGGGTCTTCCTGGGTTAGAAGATTTATGGAATAAACGCGACGGGGATGATATATATGTATCATTCTCTACCCTGGTTAAAGACGCTGGCACTGGAATTTGGTATACAAGGGTGTCAGAAAAACGTAAAATTTCTGAGATTAATAAAATAACTACAAGTACCACTGAGGTTTACGTAGTAAGATTCACCGATCCAATCCGCCCTTCCGAAAGCTGGATTACAGATGGGATAGCTAATAATTTCGCTAACTCTGGACAGTTAAAACCTCACTTCTACAAAAAAGAAGTGTTAAATAAACCGGAGTTCGACGGTAGGTTTTTTGTTAAAATTTTAGACGACGATATAATTAGAGCTAATATAGCTAACCCTATACCTTTAGAGCAAGGATACAAAGTGGATGCTTCTACCAGTATATTTAAGTTGTCTGACACAAACGCTCCTGGAGTAACAACGGGTACTACAGGGAACTTAACATCCAAACTACCAGAGCATTGGCAATCGCTCCTTAAGTTCGGAGGAAATACTTACGATGGTAAATGGTTTATTGACGAAGCTGCTTTCGCTGGCGTGCAACCTGATAACTCAGACGATATTAGTGACTTTATTGCCACAGAAGGGAACACTGAGCTTAGTGATATTTCAAGTTTAAATGACACTTATGAAGACAGTAATGGATTTACTTTCTCCGGGCCTAGTGGACGAAGTACAGGTTTAGTGTTTAAGAAGGGTATCCACACAGGGGATTATACAAACTTAACAGACCTAGAGAACGACGGAGGGTATGACTCAACAGGGTCGAACATGTATTTAAGTTTATCATACTCTACTTTAGCACCCAGCGTAGGAAACACTGGAGCCGGTGGTTACCACGCCAGTCCTAGCTACAGTCATGATGCAAATTGGAATGTTGGTAACTCCAATAATTCTTTCACAAGTCACGAAGCTGGTATTGTAAGCAACTTGTCTCCGGGTAAATTATTTAGAATTAAGGGAGATCCCCAGGTATATAAAATAACTCAGTCAACCAAAAGAAGGTTATACAACTGGAGGGGGGCGAATATCGCACATTCCCTCGTAAACCCAGTAAATGGGAATGCAGTAAAAACAGATAGGATAGAGTCTCAGGAGACTGGTATGCTAAAGGAATATAACAAAAGACTAAATTATCTCATCAGATATGAGGTGCTTGAGCTCACTCCGGGGAGCGGTGTACCTGTGGATGCGGTAACAGGGTTCCCTATTGGTAGACTCGAAGACAATACTGCAATTGGTGGGATTAACGCGGTAACAAGTGGTCAATTGGAATTTTTAAGTGAATTTAATACTGAGATTGACCCTATAATTAGTGATAACCCCGCTATATTTGAAACCGAGCCGAAAGAAGATGTTGGTTTGGATATATACTACGAAGCAAGTGGACAGCTACCGACTCGACTCACGGTTAACAACTTGGGGGAATTCATATCTATAGGTGCTACTATCACTACGGATGGGGCGTCTACATTTGCTGATGGAACATTTGTAACCAAAGTTATCGGTAACACTGTTACTCTTTCTAGTAGTATTCTTTATTCGGAATTACAAAGTATAAAACTTAAATTTACTAATGACGACGGAACATACTTTTTCGCTGTACCGCTAGAACCGAACAACCCGGGGTCCACAAATAGTATTGAGATTGAGTTAGAACCCGATACGATAGGTCTTGGGTGGTTTAACTGTTGGTCATTTAGCAACGGAGTGGAATCTAATCGCATCGGAGATACTTACAACAAGCCGTTTGTTAGAAATGGAGTTAAAGCTTCTACAATATTATTAGACGCGTACGAAGAGGAAGTGCGTAAATACGGTTTGATTTACTCAGGTATATACAATTCTACATCAGGGGTTAACAACTTAAACCAATTCGTAGCGGCTGAGAAGATAACAAAAGACATAAACCCAATATACGGTAGTATACAAAAATTACACGCAGGATGGGGACAAGGAGGGGATTTGATAGCTCTTTGTGAAGATAGAGTGTTGAAGATATTAGCGAATAAAGACGCTTTGTACAACGCGGACGGAAACACCAACGTAACGTCAACCAACAATGTTTTGGGACAGGCTATCCCATATTCGGGTGAGTATGGTATATCCAAAAACCCAGAATCTTTTGCTTCTGAAAACTATAGAGCTTATTTTACTGACAAAGTAAGAAGTACTGTGATGAGACTTTCTGTTGACGGTTTAACGCCTATATCCAACGCTGGTATGCGTGACTGGTTTAGAGATAATCTGCAGTTGAACAACACTTTAATAGGTAGCTATGATGATCGACAAGAGGAATACAATTTAACACTACCTGCTTTAAATAAGAGTGTTACTTTTAGAGAGGACACGAGAGGCTGGGTGAGTTTCAAGTCTTTTGCTCCAGAGAACGCCGTGAGTTGTGCTAGCGAATATTACACTATTAAGAAAGGGAAACTTTGGAAACACCACGTAGAAGATATGCCCCGAAATACTTTTTACATAGAAGATATCAAAACCCCCTTCGTAGGACCTCACCCTTCCAATGGAAGTGTGGGTAAATATTTTTGGGTGGATAGACAAAACTTTGTTAATCTAATAAACAACGGGTGGGACGGTTGGAGTGGGTCAACTACTGTTCATTTAAAACAATATAGAAACGGAGAATTAATTTTTGAAGGTGATGTTATTGTGTATGGGGTTAGTAGTAGTAATAGTGTCAACAGTATGGTGCATGGAAGAAAAGTAAGTGGTACCGCGGAGGGAGACTTCTTGGTTGGGGATTCTTTCACAGTAGAATATATGGACAACTTTTACACGAACTCTAAGTTGAGTGTTGTTATGAATAGTAACCCTAGCCATGTCAAGTCGTTTAAGACTATAAACTACGAAGGTTCACAATCTAAAATAAACCAAAACTTATTAGATGACCAATACTATAACTTATCAAGTGATAATGGTTGGTATGTTAGTTTGTTAACCACAGATCAAGAGGAAGGGTCGATTGCGGAGTTTATAAACAAAGAGGGGAAGTGGTACAACTTTATAAAAGGACAATCTATACAGTATGATAACAAAGGAGAAATATCTACAAACAACAGTGGAGAGATATCGTTCGATCCATCAAGCTTGGCGGTACAGGGGTTAGGAGTTTACGGGGTAGCTCCTGTAGCTGTAACTGGATGCACCAATCCATTGGCGGATAATTACAATCCACTAGCCACGGTTGATGATGGTAGTTGTATTATACCTCCTCCTCAAACATACCTTTTAGCCGCTATAGACGCTGGGGCTGTACTGACTCAGGGTGCTGGACTGACTCAATTTTGGACAAAACTACCTGCCGGAAACCTCCCTCCCATAACGTTCCCAGCAGTTCCATCGGTATCTCATTTGTACGACGCAACAGGAGCGCTGGTCGCTGGTGGGGCAGTTGAGATCCCCGCTGGAAGCTACTCAGGAACACACAAGATACAAGTGCTCAACACCGAGGCGGGTAGCACTAGTGAGGTTGAATTCTGGAGCATTGCAGGGTCAACGGAGATTTCACCTAACACTTACTCTGGTGGTGATTTACCCGCGGGAGTAGAGGTATACATTTATAAAGACGCTCAAGACGTTCCTGGAATCGTTACTTTTGCAGTCAATTTTAATGGGTATATCATGCCCGCTAATGATACCATCTTGGATATCAAACTAAATTTCTACTTCGCCTAATTAACTAACTACACTATGCCAATAACACAGTTACAGCTTCCTTTTGATAGTATAAACACCTCTGCTCAAGTAGGGGACATCGTCTATTACTCGTATGCAGGTACTTCAAGTGGGGGTTTTGAAAACACAGCTCTATCTAACACCACTGCACTAGGTCCTATTGTCAGTATTAACGAAAGCTCTATAACAGTAGAATTTAACGACACTTTAATTCAGCCGCCACCACCAGGTTCTTTTATTTCGTTTGCCAAAGATAAGAGAGTTAATACAACACACTTAGTAGGATATTATATGCAAGTCGACTTTGAGAACGACTCTAGGGATAAAGCTGAGATATTTTCGGTTGGAGCAGAGGTAACGGAGAGTAGTAAATAATAAATAATAAAATGACTAGTAAGATAATAAATAGTTTTGATTTAGATTTATCGGATATTCCTGCTGCTGGAGAGAGTAGGGCTTTTTCAATTGTAGGAGATCCAGGCTCAGAGTTCAAGTTGGTAATTAAAGATAATACCACCGGTTATTATTATAACTTTGTAACCAATCAAATGCAAGTTGCTGCTTCTAGCTTCGAAAAGAGAATGCTTAGTGACTCGTATACTGGAAACATAACTTTCCCAGCGGTTACCGGTACTGATGACCAGTACGATATCTATCTTTACGCAAAACCAGGTACTAAGCACGCTGATTATGCTGAGGCTAGGTTTGGAGACGGTTCGTTAGACATTAATAACTCGAGGGGTTCTAGCTCTTTGATGATGCAGAAGGTCGTGTATCAGTATGCGGCTTTAACGCTAACGCTACAAGGTTACTCGATCGGGGGAGCGGTAACTGGAACCATGGCAACAGACACTGTTTCTATTGATAGGGGGAAAAGTAAAGATATAACAGCTTTTTCTATGACGTGCACAGCAGGTGCAACCGCTGCTTATAGGATTTTAAAACAACCAGTGGACATGGATATTTTAGCTTTTATAGAACCAAGGGTTGGGGCAGCGCCGATTGATTTACCGGGGGAAAATATATATCCAGCTATTAGTGGCACTGATACTATAGATGGAGCGGTTACTAGTGGTGCTAAAGTCGTGATGGATAATAATGTTGCTACCAACTTAGTTGTTGGTGACAAAATAACGACCGCCGTAACAACAGACACGGTTAACGGAGCAGTTACCAGTGGAATAAAGGTTGTAATGGACAATACCGCTGCTGCTAAGATGGCTGTTGGAGATCAAATAACTGGAAACGCATATCTTGATGCAAATATAGTAACTGTAGTTGCATTAAATCCAGATGGCGATAATGACCTAGAGTTCTCTATGTCTGAGGCCGTTGCTATAGCAGATGGGGTAACACTAACATTTAGCTCTGAACTCAATAGAAACCTTACTACGGTTTTAGCATTAAATCCAGATGGCGATAACGTGAAAGAGTTTTCAATGTCTCAAAGTATACAACTACGTGATGGAGCTACATTAAGTTTTAGCAACCAAAAAAACTACAGATGGCCATTAGATAATATTAACAAACTAGGAGAAGATATGATTATTGTTGCCGATACAAATGTTACTGCAAATTCGGTTATATCTAAATATCAAGACACAGTAACATTATTTGCGGATACCGATCAAGAAGAAATAATTATAAAGCATGAAACTCCTATATTAGACACTCTTGCACAAAAACCAACAATAGTAAATGGTTTAGTATCGGTCCAAACAGGAGCTGTTACGTTTGACAAGCAACAAGTCTTAGCTCTAGCTGGAGATACCTTGAAAATTGGTGGTTACGGTGCTAACGAAATACTAAGACTATATGGTTGGGAAATTAGGTTTTTAAATTTAGCTATCACTTTAACCGCTCCTACAACCACAACAACAGAAGTATCTGCTGGCGGAAGTTCTGCTGATATAGCAGTATCCGACAGAGAGGGCGTTATTAATAACGTTTCTAGAGTTGGAGGTATAGGTATTAACCCATTGCTGCAAAATCCACTTATTACATCTGGTGGAGGTGCTGACGGGGCGGGCGATTGGACTATGGATGCTGTTCAAACTTTAGAAAATGGTATTACGTTAACCGTGGAAAATACAGGTAGAGTTGCTACTATAACTGGTAATATCGAAATTATAAAAGCTGGTACCGCAAGTCAAACGTTGAGATTTGATGTTAACAAACTTCTTTCTACATCGGCTTAATAGTAAATAAACAGTGAGAACTGTGATAATAAATATACAAAAATAAAATTATGTTAGAATTCATTGAAATATTCTTTTTTGGATCAAATGATCAAAATGTACATCAAGCTTATTTATCAGCAGGCCTCATGGTCGCGGGTGGACTAGCAAAAGGCCTTATGGGCTATGATTGGGGTGGAAAAAGAAGAAAAGCTTTGGCAAACGCGAGAGAAGCTTACGAAAAGCAAAAAGATGTGTTTAGAGGCCTAGACACTAGTAACGCATTTGCGGGTATAGAAAATAGATATAAAGGAATGGAAAACGCTTTTGAAGACTTAACGGTTAACACCCAGCAAGCGGAATTTGAAAAGCAAATGTTTCAACAATCACAAGCTAACACACTGCAGAGTTTAAGGGGCGCTGCCGGTGGTAGTGGTGTAGCTGGATTAGCTCAAGCTATGTCAAATCAAGCAATGAACCAGGCTCAAAAAGTATCGGCCTCAATTGGCAAGCAAGAAGCTCAAAACAAATTATTAGCAGCGCAGCAAGCAGCTAAAATAGATCAACTTGAAAGAGCTGGAGAAACTACCGTGGATCAATTGAAAGCAAAAGGACAATTATCCTCTATGCAAATGGAACAAAGTAAACAAAGTACTTTGTTAGGTATGGACGCTCAGTCGGTTACCGGAGCTCAACAAGCTGTTCAAGCTGGAAACCAAATGATGATGAGTGGTTTTAGTGATATCATAGGCGGTGTTGGCGCGGCTTATACCCCAGGAGTAGATGGTGCAAAAGGTACTTATGAATACTTTTAAAATAAATAAATAAACATGGCACAATTCGGAAAAGCAGACGTAGGGTTAATAAAAGCAACAGCTGGCGCTGAACAAAGTAAATTTGTTGATGATGACTTAATGACAGGTATGGCTATTAGTGGCTTTGTTGATTCTTTAAATAAAAAAGCAGCTGTTCAAGCTGGTATTCAAGCTGGTATTAAGAAGGATATAGACGATAAGTTTGGGACGACTTCAGCTAACTTACCAACTCAGTTTTCGGAAAACTTAGTGGAGTTTGTGCCTGGTATGAAAAATAGCTACGCAAGTGTTAGTGGTAACAATATATTAGGCAAACACAAACAATCGCAAATCCTAACAAATCATGATGACTATTTAGTTGAGGTTGAAGCTTTAGTAGGTGGGATACAGGCTAATGATGAGGATTTAGCTACCACCGGTGTTGGTCATAACGCTAAGAGTAGTCAGTATTTAAATCAAATGAAGGCTGGTGATTATCAAGTTTTTACAGCTTACGATAAAGACGGTAAACCATCACCAAACGTAGCTGTACCGAAGAAGGTAAAACCTAACTTAAAAGGTTTTGAGTTTGAGTACAATGGTACCAAAATGACTTTGGCAAATATAGAAGGGGATGGTTACGACGAGGAAGAATGGAAAGCAATTAACAAAGCTTCTGCGAAAGCTAGGGAGCTTTACGCTATAGCAGAAGAAGGATATAACAAATGGAACTCGCTTGAAGATGAAGTAGACGGAAAACCTAATCCGGAAAAATATCAAATATATAATTCTAAAACACTGCCTAGTAGAGAATCAAACAAAGAAAACGCCGCTGCTGAGTTGGCTATATACAATAAAAACGTTGGCTTATTAAAAGGTGATAGTGACCACAATAATATCGCTGATGCTAGTACGTATGGTAGTCAGTGGAAAAACCAGGTTGACGGATATAGTGGTTTAGATTTACAACACACTTTGTTTACAGACGCTAGTGATGACGATGTAGATAATTCTTATGGTGATTTATTTGTAAACCAAACAAGTAAAGATCCCAACATGTATAAAGATAATAAGGGCGAGTTTATAACCTTTGCTGTTGTTGATGATAATAATAACAAAAGAGAAGTACAGTATAATACTGAAAAAGGGAGCGAATGGGATAAGCTAGGTGAGAAAGATCAAAAAAAATTATTAGAAATGCACATTAGAGGTGAACGCCCGGATGGTAGTTATAATCCTGACGAGAACTCTGATTTCCACAAAGATGGTTACGCCAACTTTATGGGTAACGTAACTAGAGACGCTGCTTTAATAAAACAAAGGAATTATTTCGAAAACAAAGGTATGTACTTTGACAATGGCGATGGCAATCCTGTTAATAGCGCGAGTGTACAAGAAAATAGAAAAAGCATCGCATACACTGATCACAAGTTTAATTCTGCTTTTCCAGAACGTCTACTTGGTGGGGATAACTTTAATGAAAACCTAACTGAAGATGGTAGCATAGGAAAAGCGTTAATTGAGGAATTTCCAGATGCTGATTTTGATTTTGTTGGTAATGGTATAATAGAGATTGATGGTGTTGATTCGCCATTTAATCTTAATGGTCCTAATAAAAAACAAGAGTTAAAAAGATTAAAAGAGTATCTACAAGCAAATCCTAATTTTACTGACGTTGAAAATAGTTTAGCACAAAACATGAGTAATAGTGTTAACGATAAAGATTGGAAAAGAATGCGAAGAAAAAGTTACCATGGATTTCCTCCAGCTAAAGATTACTTAAAGTTTGAAGGAAGCACTGGAAATATCGTGTCAGGAACTTTACAGGTTAACGGTTACAACGAAGAAACTGAAATGTGGGAAGTTACAGATACAAATGGGGTTATCCACGAAGTAGACGAAGATACTCTTTATCCAAACGGAATATAGTTTATGGCTGTAGATAAGAGTGCTTTTATAAAGATAATCAAAGAGGAGTTTCCTGGAATAAGCGATGAGGGTATAAAAGCTATTATGGGTAACGTATCTTTAGAAACCGCTAAGGGCACTCAGATGCGAGAGATTAACTACTCTATGGCTGGTAATAACGGTATATTCTCAACCAAAGGCTCTGGAAGTTCAAAAAAATATAAACACCCTATAAAAACAGCTAGATACCACATGGTCAAAGCAGGTTACGCTAGTGGAGAGCTAGTGGGCCCAGACTCTAAAGGTAAATACGAGGTAAAAATTGGTACGTTCAAACAAACTGCAAAGCAAAAATCTGATTATAACGCTTTAGATTCTCATGAAAAAAATAGTTTATTTTACAATGGTAATATAACTGGAGTTGGTGGTGGGTTTGGTCCTCTTCAATTAACGGTTGGTACTGGCGCTGCTGTTGGTGGTTCTAGAAATAAGGATATTGAAAAATACATGGAGGCTAATGGTATTGAAGGAACGCTTGAGGACTTTATGAAAAAGCTAGCTGATGATCCTGAATATGGGTTGAAACATACTTTAGCTTTCTACAAGTACACTGATCCCAATGATTGGAATTCTGAAAACTTAAGCAGTAGTGATACGACAAGTTTGTCAAGAATAATAAATCCTGGTAGACCGGTTAGTGATATAAAAGTACAGATACAAGAGGGAAACGCTTGGGCTTCAGATTCAATAGCAACATACAATGCTATTGACATAACAATAGAAGAAAATAAAAAATATGCACCGCAAACACCAAGTGGTCCTGGGGAGTTAACACAAGTAGAGAAAGATCAAATAGCAATTGATATACAACCAACACCCGCTCCACTTCCTGAAGACGTACCAAATGTTCTTAGTCAAATTGAAGTAGATAAAGAAAACGCTAGAAGAAAGCAGGAAGAAGAAAATAAAAAGAAAGAAGAGGTTTACCAACCAAAGGAATTAGTACCTTTATCAGACTTAACAGAGGAGGAGATAAACAACTTAACAGACGAAGAAAGAAAAGGGTATGGGTTACAACCCACCGTTGACATTGTTGGAGACAAGAAAACGGATGATGAGTTAACGCCTGAGCAAATTGCCCAAATAGAAAAGGAAAGATTGTTAGCTGAAAAAGAAAAGCAAGAAGAAGAAAAGTATTTTCAAGAGCAGTTACAAAAAGAAAAGGAAGAGGAAGAAAAAAAAAGAAAACAAAAAAAAGCCAAAGACAAGGTAATAGATAAAGATGGGGATGGTATACCGGATACCATCGATGCGGATGCTGGTGAGCCAGTTCCAGAAAACCAACTCACAGTTTCTACCGAAGAAAAAGTTGTAATTGACGAACAGGAGAAAGAGGAGACTATAGAGACTGTAGAAACAGAAGAGATGGAGGTTCTTGATGCAAATGGTAATATAAAGAAAATAACTGTACCAACTGTAAGAATACCACCAACTCCAACAACTGTAGACACAGAAAGCGTGGCGACTGAAGCGGCGACAACACTTGAGGATGTTATAGAGGAAAAACCAGAATTAGTTAAACCAAAGATTAAAGACTTTAAGACTTCAGGTGATTATATGAAAGCTAGAATGAAGTACTTTAAAAGTATTGAAGAGCAAGGTGGTGAAAATACAGTAGACTTTGACAATGAGTTAGACGACGATGAAATAAAAGAAACTGTTGATATGGAACAAAACTCAACGGTTATAGACGCTTCTAAAAGAAATATATTTAAAACCAACGGTAAAAGTAATATATTTAACAGCATAATTGGAGACATCGACAATCTAGCTAAAGGTATACAGCAAGAATTAAATAATATAACTAAATCAATAAATAACAAGCAATAATGCCAGACAACATTACAGAAAACGAAGAGGTTACCACTACTCAAGGCGGCGAGCCGGTAATGATAAATTTTGACGATGACGTTGAGGTTGGTCAAGAAACTGGTGGTGATTTAAATTCAACCGCTCAAAGCCAATACGACGAGCAGGTTATTGATTTAGATATGTCTTCGCAGTCAGATATAGATCCTACTCTCGAAGAGAGTTATGAGGCAAAAGCTAAAGTAGAGGAGAAAGAGCTTGAAGAGTTATTAAGCGAGTACGATCAATTAAAAATTGACGAGGCTAATAAACCTGGAAATAAATACGCAGAATATAAATCTATATTTGAAGGGGTAAGCTCTGATATAAACAATAAGACACTTGAGCTTTTAGCCGTTAAACATCCAGATTTTTTAGATGTAAGTGATGATGGTATTGTTACTAATAATAATGGTGAGGTTGTAGAAACGAAAGAAGATTTTATAGAAGCCACGGGTTTTGGTGCTGGCGATGTTATTTACGACAATGCTAGCGAGCAATTTAAGAACGAAGAGTATTATCATTTTAAAAGCACTATAGAACAAGCTAATGATGCTTGGGAATATCTTAAGAGTAGTTACAAAACTGAAACTGGTAATTTAGTAAGTTCTCTTTTTTATCAAGGTGAATCTGAAACTTTAGATTTTGGTAAATTTGAAGAGGAAATGAAAATAGCTGTTTTCAACTTGGTAGCGGGTGACAAGATGATGTCTCTTGCGGCTGAGGGTGGCGCAGATAAAGATTTTTCATTTGACTGGAAAAAGCTACCATTCCTTGGTGAGACGATGAGTCTTCAAGAAAAAGAATTGCTAATAAAAGAAGCAAAAGGATTGGTGCTTCAAAATCAAATGAAAATTCAAACTTCTGCCGCAAACAATTTAAAAGTACTTGGTGATGATTTTGAGATTAAAAAGAAAAACTTAGAAAACAATTTTAACACTTTTACCGACCTTGCAGAGAGAAACCAACAGGCTATTAACGATCTTAATAAAAGACATGGAACTTGGGGCTACGACAAGCAGGGTAATATAAGGTTTATTAGCTATGGTAAAAGTTGGTCTGAAGAAGATAAAGCTAGTTTAATAGAAATAAATGCTAATGCAAAACAACTAAGCACTGATAAGGTAAAATTAGCTATAGAACGTGGTGAGGTTTTATCTTTACAAGAAACATATAACGATAGCGCTAAGGATTTAAACAATACAACTGAGGATTTATTTAACCGATTCTTATTTAATGGTGTTGATGACTTCGGCCCGGCTTTTAGGCAAACTCGTTTTGCAAACGCGTATAATGATGCGCTACGCGCGTCAAACCCGTACATGGGACCTGTTTTAGATGTTGTATCTACTTTTGTTGATGGCTATGCTAGATATAAGGTGGCTTCAGGCGTGGTTAGAGGTCTCGCAAGCGCTCCAGCTTTGATTGCTGGTACTATCGCTGGGGCTTTGGATTATACCACTGATATTTCTCAGACAGGAAAAAAATACAACAGAAAGAAACCTAGTGCTTGGTCAGAGGGTGAAAGTGCTCCTTTTATGAGTGATATGTTTAATGGCTTACTAAGTATAGCAGACAAAGGTATAACGCCAGTTTCTAGTGACGCAAGTGGTAAGTTAACTAAAGTTGGTTATAAATCAACATCAGAAAGTTGGTTAGGTCAATTTTGGGACGAAACACTTGGTGAGGGTAGTAATTGGAACTTATACTCTGGCACAAAAACAATTGGAGAGTTACTTCCTTATGTTATGGCTTTAAGACAAGGTATAGGTAATATAGATGTTAAGCATGTTGGTAGGCAAAGAAAACTTTTAGGTTATACTAAATCTATTGATAATAAATTTGGTAAAACCCTAATGAGCTCTTTGAGTAAGGGTTTTGTTGGTACTAAAAGGTTTACTGGAGCCGTAGAAATGATAAAGGTCAACCAAAGGATGACGCTACTAGATAACGTTGCTGATGGTAAGGCTAGGGGTATGGAGGATTTTGAAGCGTTTGCCTATGGTAACTTTTTATCTTTTGCAACTGGTGTTAGCCAGTCAATCATGCCTGATTACATGTGGTTTAACTCTTCTGGTGGTAGAAAAATTAAAGACGCTTTAGTCAAAAAATTAACTGGAAAAGCTATAGATAAAATAGCTACTAGAAACGCTGTGAATGCTGCTTCAAGACAATTTGGTATAAACTTTTTTAAAGAACAACTTGAGGAACAGGTTGACGTTGGTTTAGGTGACGTTGTTAAAACGATGTTTATAGCAGGTCATTCTCCAGACATCCTTAAAGTAGGTGTTCAAGCAGAACTAATAAGAGGTACAACATTGTTAGCTGGTGGTTTAGGTAGCGTACAAGCTGCTAGAACACACAAGACTGTTAGGTCAATGACTAATAGAGCTTATTACAATCAAGGTTTTGATATAATAATTCAAGCTCAAAACCAAGTAAAAGCATTAGAGGGTAAAATTACTACACTTGGTGAGTCAGCTAAAGATACAAAGCTTAAAGAACTTCTTGAACAAGACGTAGCTGCTCTTCAGCAGAATATAGTTGACGGTAAAGATAGATTAAGAGCTATAAATGCCGCGCCAAAACAGGTTACAGACGCACAAATAGATTTGTTAATACAGAAAAACAAATTAATAGATGAGAGAGTTAAGCTTAATAAAAAAGATAAAGCTTTAGTTGCTGGTGACCTAGAACTTATCAACAATCAGATAGCAGAACTAGATGCCAAGATACAAGAAGCAACGCCTGTAAAGTACTCCGAAAGTGTTTACAAGGCTTTACTTAAAAACGCCAAGCAATTGGCCAAAGGAATGGGTGTAGACATAGAGCATTTTACTATCCCAGAAGGTGATTATGACAAGGCAATGGAGTTGGAGATTAAAAAAAGAACTGACGCCAATAAAAAGATTGACGATGAAATAGATCAGATTGATGGATCAACACCAGAGGGGAAAAAGAAAATAACTCAATTAGAAGCAAGAAAACTAATAATACCAACGTTTGAGGATCCCGCTTTAATAATGTATGATGACGTAAACGGAAAACATCGTATACTAATAAATGAAACAGCGGCTAAGGATAGTCATAATGAGGGCGTTGCTTTGCACGAACTCTTTCACGCTGTACTGCGTCAAACCGTTTTAAACTCTCCAGGCAAAGTAAAGGGCTTGTCATACATGATGAAGCAGGAACTTTTAAATAATCCTGATAAATATAGTTATATATTAGGTAAGTTTGATGAATATAGTTACACGAAGGGTATAGACACAATGTCTTTTGACGAATTGTTTACTGTGTTTTCAGAAGCTATAGTGCAAGGTGATGTAAGAATTGAATCTACTATAGGATCTAAAATTAGTGATTTTATAAGACGTTCTCTTAGAGAGGTTGGTATTAACTTTACGGTATCAGGACCTGATGGTATGATAAAGTTTATAAGAGACTACAATAGTGAAGTTATGAGTGGTAGAGAAAACTTCAGTCGTGGTATGCAGAAGATAATGGATAGCGGTTTAAAGATTAATGTTAGCAAAGAATATATACAGCAAGCTGAGCAATTAGAAAAAATCATGATTCTTGCTGGAAAGAATAGAGAGTTTGCTAGAGAAATGGGGCTTGAGCGTGAAGACGGTAGTTTACCAACTGTAACTGAAATATTTGGATCAGAAGGAGATTTATTAAATACAAGAACCGATAAGGTTAGAGAAAAACAACAACCAAAAGAAAAACAAACAACCCCTGAGTCTAAGCGGGTTGATGCTTTAGAGAAAACCTTGAATAAAAGCCAAAAAAACGCTTTAGCTTTAATGCGTGAAAAAGGCATGTCAGAAGAGAAAATAAATAAATTTATCAAAAGCAAAGCAAAGGAAAATGGTAAGGGAAATAAGTTATCAGAACAGTTTAAAGCAGAAGACATTATAGCTAATCCTGAGGGTCATAGCGAAGCGGTTGTAGTAAACGCTTATAGGCATTTAAAAGGAGTTGGTGGGGCTATTGATAGCGGTGGAGCTGAATCATCCACTAGTAAACTCTTGAAAGAGATTAAAAAGGATATAGCGGATGGAATAAGTATAAACTCTTCATCTTACAAAACGGGTCAAAAAAAAGGTATAAGAGAGGCTTACGAAATGATGTTAGAATCTCAAAAACCAAAAACACAACTAACCTCAAGGTCTATAAAAACCAAAGCAACGACTACTAGTGTTTACGATCAAAAGAAATTAGTAAGTGATTTAAAACTAAAAGATAGTACAGCTAAGATTGTTGAAGAAAACGCCAAGATAAGAGAACTTATATTAGAAGAAGGTATAAGAGGTAAAAAGGGTAAAATAGTTGCGTCTGAAGATTTACAAGATAGACTTGTTCAAAACAACTTAGCTTTAGCCGTTTCATTAGGTACGTTCGCCGCTCAAAATCCAAATATACTAGGACTAGAAGCTGGTAAAAGAGTTAATGCTCAACAATTTATATCTGGTTATTACATGGAGTTAAGCAAGTTAGCCGGAACTTACGATGCGTCGGTAAATGAATTTGGTCAGTACTTAAACACTATATTACCATTAAGATATGGTGATATATTAGCCGCTGAAAAAGCTGGTGCAGTTGAAGGTTCTGTAGGTTTAGATGCTGCTAAAGAAATAGAAAGCGATATAGATGAAAACCTAACTCCAGACGAAGTTATAGTTGGACCAGAAGTAGACACGGCTGAAAGATTTGGTATCAAAGAGGAAACAAAACCTTTTGTTGACAAGCTACTTAAAAAAGTAAGAAAGCTAGAAAGCTTAAGAGTAAAAATATCAAAGGAGTTTGACGAGAAAACAGCTAAGGAAATTGCCATATTAGAGTCTCAAGGCGTTAATGATCTTGAATTAAGCACTATAACTGTTAAGCAAGCGCCTAACTTACTTTATGAATTTACCTCTAAGCTATTTGGTATTGATCAAGATAAGTTAAATCCTAAAAGCACAAAATGGTTAGCAAACCTTAGAAAAAATGACAAAAGAGGCACTAACGAAGTAAGGGCAGCGCAGAGAGCTGTTGTTCAAAATGCACAACTTATACTATCTACAATATTTAACGAAGGCCATACTAAGGCACACAAGTCTTCTGGTATGCCTAATAGTTTGTTAAAGTTTGGTTATAACAAAAGCTCTAAAAGAATAGGTAATAGTTTTCCTCAATATAAAAAACCTAACTTATCAGAAAAAGATTTATTAGAGTTTGTTGGTGTATATAGAGTTAAGGGTAAATATGAGTTTAAGGTTGATAGAAACACTGGGACTAAGTTGCTAGCGATAGCATCTATGGTCGATAGAAACATGAGTCTGCAAGCTATAAATGAAAACTTAAAAGAGAATGGAGACATAACAGCTCAAGTTAGAGTTGCCCTGGAAGATGGTATGTCTAAATCTAGTAAATCTATATTTTACAGACAAAACCCGGAGTATCAACCACTTATACAGGAGAAGTTACACTCAATAGCTGCGAAAATAGATGTGGCTGATGTTTCAGATATAGAGGCGATTAATAAAATTATAGCGGATGAGTTTGCGGACACGGAAATGGGTAGAAAGAAAGGTTTACAGTTTGCTAAAACGCTAACTAAAAAAGGTGGTATTATTGCTAGGTATGCTGAAAGAGTAGATAGAGCAGGGCCAATGAAAAAAGACCTTGATGTTTTCTTAAGCGAACAGTTAGAGGAGGTGGCTTTACTTGAAGGGCTTTTAGACGTACTAGATATTAGTGTTGATAAAAACGCAGATCTTTATACGGTAAAGACAATGCAAAACGCTAGGTCAAGAGTAGGTCAGTTTGTTACAGACGTGTTATTAGATGAGTATAACAATAGTAAAAAAGATAAAGCTGCTAAAAAAAGATTGTATGAGCAAATCTTTATGTTGATGCAGCAGCATGTTACCGCTGCTAAGGCTGGCGACGGTAGTGTTTGGTTTACCGATGGTACTAACGAAGTTGAAGACGCTTATTATCCTGAAGACAAAGTTTACACAAAAGACAAAGGAAAAAACAAAAAGGGGGACAAACACCCTTTAGCTGGTAAAAAAATAGAAAAAGGAGGTACTTTAAGATACCAGTTATTTGGTTCAAAACAAGGCGCTACTGTAGATTTTGCGAAATTTATGAATACGTTTTTAGAAGGAACTGGTATTAAAATAGGTTTAACAACCGCTGAAAATAACAAGATTAAAAAAGATCTTGGTATAAAAGCTTTGGCACCACAAAAATCTAGCAGTGTTATAAAAAATTTGATTAAAGGAGTATTCGACTTTAAAGCTAGGTATAATGAAGCTATGTTAGCTAGAGAGTTAACTAAAAAACAAGTTTTGTTTTATGCTGAAAACAAAATGATACCAAAGAACGAGCTAGCCGTTCACATGATGACGTTTGGTAGTAACATGGGTACGGTTTCAAGAAGAGCAGCTTATGTGTATGGTATACAAGAAGGCTTGTTGAGCAACGGCATAAGCGGTGATTATGTGTATAGCAAATTAAGTGAGATAGGTAAAAAGCTTGAGTTTGAACACGGTAAACCACATTTAGCCACTATAATGGATTTACTTAAAATTGGTCTGAGTAAGAAAAGTGCTGAAAATAAAAACACTGCCATGGACGAGGTTTTTGTTGATTATGAGGTTAATATCATAACAAAGAAAATGGATGGAACCTTGACGTCCTCTGGAGTTAAGAGCAGTATGTATCCAGGTTATGTTTTAGGAAAAGCACAGGGCTGGGCGCAAAGACTTTATAACGAGTTAAACTTTGGGCATCCAGACGTTGGCGCTATACTAAGCTTGTCTGGTGACGGAAAAACTATAGGTGGAGCACATAGTAGAATAACAAAATCTAAGATATTACCTAAATCCGCAAAGTCTATAAAGTTTGACCAAAAAATTAACAAAGGTATAAAGGCAGCTAGGTCAATTAAATATACTAATAATCCTAAGGGTATTACGGTTTTAGATTTTGATGATACGTTAGCCACGAGTAAGTCTTTAGTTATATCAACATCACCCGATGGTACGGTTAGAAAGCTAACAGCTGAAGAGTTTGCTCAGGAAGGTGCTGATTTACTAGATCAAGGTTGGACACATGATTTTTCAGAGTTTAGTAAGGTTGTGGATGGTAAAGTTGCTTCGTTATTTAAGAAAGCAATGAAATTGCAAGGTAAGTTTGGTCCTGAAAATATGTTTGTATTAACAGCGAGACCTGCTGATTCTGCTCCAGCTATATTTGAATTTTTAAAAGCTAATGGATTAAATATACCATTAAAAAATATTACTGGTTTGGCTAACTCTACACCAGAAGCTAAAGCACTTTGGATGGCTGAAAAAGTTGGCGAAGGTTATAACGACTTTTACTTTGCAGATGACGCTTTACAAAACGTACAAGCTGTACAGAACATGTTAGATCAATTTGATGTTAAGTCTAAGATTCAACAAGCTAAAGCGTCTCGTAGTATTAAATATGATCAGCAGTTTAATGAGATATTAGAGGAAACTACAGGTGTAGAATCTGAAAAAAGATTTTCAAGAGCAAAAGCAAGAATGAGAGGCGAGGACAAGGGTAAGTATGCAATATTTATCCCACCATCTGCAGATGATTTTGTTGGTTTGCTATATTCGTTTTTAGGTAAAGGTAAAAAAGGTGAGGCAGATTTTAAGTTTTTTAAAGAGGCTTTGATAGAGCCTTTAAACAAAGCTTATATTGAATTAAACATGGCTAGACAGTCTATAGCCAATGATTACAAAAAACTTACTAAAGCTTTTCCAGAAATTAGAAAAATGTTGTATAATAAATTACCTGGAACAGAGTTTACTACTGGTGACGCAATGAGGGTTTATCTTTGGGATAAAGCTGGTTATAACATACCTGGATTATCAGCATCTGACCAAGAAGCTTTAGTTCAAAAAATAAACGAAGACGCTGATTTAAAAGCGTTTGCAGATACGGTTGGTATTATATCTAGAGTAGAAGAAGGTTACGTTAGACCTAACGACGATTGGCAGGTTGAAGACATAAGAGTTGATTTAATGAACGCCATGCAAAACGTTCATAGGAAGGTATTTTTTCAACAATTTTTAGAAAACGCAAGTATAATATTTTCTAAAGAAAATCTAAATAAAATAGAGGCTATATACGGTTCTAATTTTAGAGAAGCCTTGGAGGACATGTTATATAGAATCGAAAATGGAACTAATAGAAGTTTTGGTAGTAATAGATTGGTAAATAGATTTATGAACTTTATAAACGGTTCTATAGGTACAACAATGTTCTTTAACTCTAGATCATCGGTGCTTCAAACTTTGTCTACTGTAAACTTTATAAATTGGAAAGAAAACAATCCTTTACAAGCGGCAAAGGCTTTCGCTAATCAAAAGCAGTTTTGGGCTGATTTCTCTATGATATTTAACTCTACTTTCTTAAAACAAAGAAGAGCTGGTTTAAACATAGATATTAACGCTAGTGAACTTACAGACTTTGTGTCAAACTCCAAGCAACCCGTTAGATCAGCTGTAAACTGGTTATTACAAAAAGGTTTTTTGCCTACACAAATGATGGATAGTTTTGCTATAGCTATGGGTGGGGCAACTTACTATAGAAACAATGTGAATAGGTTATTAAAAGAGGGCGTGACTTTAAAGGAAGCTGAAGAACGAGCTTTCTTAGATATGCAGGAGATAGCTGAGGAAACACAGCAATCAGCTAGACCAGATAAAATATCACAACAACAAGCTTCTGTTTTAGGTAGACTTATATTAGCTTTCCAAAACACACCAATGCAGTATACTAGGTTAATTAAAAAAGCTATGCTAGATTTACAGGCCGGTAGAGGTGATGCTAAAACACATGTATCAAGAATAGTTTATTATGGCGCTATACAGAATGCTATATTCTATAGTTTACAAACAGCGTTATTTGCCATGATGTTTGGAGATGATGATGACGAAGAGTTTATTAATAAGAAAACAGAAAGAGTTGTTAACGGTAGTATAGATAGTGTCCTTAGGGGTATGGGTGTTGGTGGAGCTGTAGTGTCGACAGTTAAAAACATGATCCGAGCTATAGTTGAGCAACAAAATAAACCCAGGAATAGAAGAGATGAAAGCGCTGTTTTAATGGAGTTCTTAAATCTATCACCACCTATAGGTATTAAAGCAAGGCAAATACAAAGCGCTGGTAAAACTTTAAACTGGAACGAAGATAAAATAAAAAACACGCCTCTATATAATTTAGAAAATCCAGTGTGGGAAGCTGGTTTTAATTACACCCAAGCATTTACAAACGTACCTGTGGCTAGATTATATACTAAGGTTAACAATTTGAGAGAAGCAGCAAACAATGATAATCAAGCTTGGCAGAGAATAGCTTTATTTTTAGGTTGGTCTAAATGGAACTTGGGTATCAAGGATAGTAAGTCAAAAAGCAAGAGAAAAACTAAGACGAGAAAAAGAGGAGCTTTTGGTGGTTTAAGAACCGCCGGATAGTTAAACAATTTAAAAAATAAGTGATAATAAAAAGATGGTAAGAAAACTAATAATACTGCTACTGCTTGTATCTAATATAACAATAGCACAAACATTTGGTAAAGAAGAGATTAAAGGCTTATTGAAGTTCTCTACTTTTTATGCAGCTGTCAACGGTGGAACGTCACTTTCAGATGTTGATGTATTCTCTGTGGATAATGGTTTATCTACGCAGACTATATCAACTCCTTATGATTATAATTTTACCATAGGATTACGTAAGATCGCAAGGTTTGGCTATGAAAACAAAGCTCAAACATTTTATGACGGAACGGAATCTAATTACAGTGATGCGGCCACTGTCGGTAAGGTTAAAGGAGTTGAATACTTATTTGAGGTTAATTACAAAAGACAAGAAGGTGTTGACTACATGGATCAACATCACTTTATTAGATTTAGTTCTGATGATGGTTGCCCAGATGAATTATGTATAAACTTTTTTGCTTTAAAGCTAGAATATTTAGAAGATGGTTTTGCTGATATCAAGTACTTCGAAGCATCAGAGAGATATAGACATCGTAAAGGTAAAAACCTATCATGGAACGTTGGTCTTGTTCATAGACTTGCTGAGCCATACGGTTACAACGCTTTGGACGAGTGGATGTTAGATAATGGTGACTTACATTACACGTATTTAGCTTTACAAGAAGGCTATGAGGTGGATGTGTATAGCAACGAATACTATTCTCCTTCTGGAGAACTTGTAGCTACTAGTGCTGAGGTTTGGGAAGCGGTTGTAATACCACAAGTGTTATCTGATTACACTGAAAGGAAAAGAAACGAATTAAAGAAAACTATACAACATTCATTTGTTGTTGGTTTTGATTATTATAAGTATTCTAAACAAACATGGCTACACGCTTGGGGAAGTTTAATGCCTTATCATTATGATGATGGCAGTGAGTTTAGTTATCACAATTATGTTGATGGACAATGGTACGATTATTCAGGTGGATTAATATACGGGATAAAAGTAAACAAAAACTTAGGATACTTTATAGAAGGAAAATATAACAAGTACTGGAACAGAGAATGGTACGACTTTAAATTAGGATTAAATTATACAATATTTTAAAAAAACAATTATGGCATTTAAAATGAAAGGATCACCAATGCAAAGAAACTTTGGCGTATCACCAGTAAAACAAAAAGACCCGTTTGAAAAACTTTATAAAAAAGTTAACCCAAAAGATCCAAAAGCAATTAAAGGTAAACACTATCCAAGTAGCGAAACTACAAAAAAACTACAAAAAGGACCGTATGCAAAGGGTGGTCAAAACGCAAACGTAGCTGAATCAAAAAAATATAAATACCCAAAAAACTTTAACTCAACTGGAAGTAGTAAAGCTGGTAAGTTTGCTAAAGTAGCTAAAAAAGTTATTGGAAAAGCAGCAAAATTTGCTGGTGGTAAAGCTTTAGGTGTAGCTGGTATGTTAACAGCTACAAGTTCAAAGGCTGATCAACCTAAAAAAGGAAAAGGAAAAAGAGAATATCCAGGTGGAAAAATAGATTTTACTAAACAAAAATAATGGCAAAAGAGCTAAACGAAGATACTGGTTTTCAAGTTAGTATTAAAACATTAGTAGGTATTGGAGCAGCTATGGCTACTGTTATTAGTATGTGGTTCATGTTGCAGGCTGATATTGCGGAGGCAAGAGAATTACCAGAGCCATTACCACCAGATGTTACTCGTATGGAGTTTGACATGAAAGATCAAATGATTAGACAAACAATAATAACAACGCAGGAGGACGTAGAGGAGATGAAGAAGACCCTCGAGAGGATTGAAGATAAACTTTATAAAAGATAATGGAAAAACCTAGTGTTACCTGGAAAATATTTAGTATATATCTGTTAGTGTTGTTTTTTATATTTGTATCAGGTAAAGCATCTGGTCAAATTTCTATAGCTCAATTTAACGCTGGCTGGAACGAGGCTAATACTGTTGGTTGGGTTCAAAACCTTAACGATTGTAAAACTATATCCTATGTTGACATTACTACTAGTCCTGATATTCAGAAGAAACATAAAATAGCGGTTATACCGACTATTATAATATTTAAAGATGGAGAAGAAGTTGCTAGGTTTCAAGCTGATCTTAGTTTTAAAATGCTAGCAACTAAAGAAGAAGTACAAGAAGAAATAGATAACATATTAATGAGTGACTTTTAAAAAAATAGATATGAAAAAAACAGTTTGTAAAATTATAAAGAAAATAACTTTTGGTAAAGTATGTCTTGGATGGTGTGTTTGTAAGGTAAAGTAATATGGCTTACAACAACAAAAGTGTAGGACCACTCAAAATAACAAAAGCATCTTACGATAAGCAAAACACCAAGATGAGGTCTAAGCATAAGGCTGAGACTGGAAAGACTCTTGGTGACAAGAAAAAGTCTGGAACAAGCCCGCGTAGAGTAAGTTTTGCGTGTAGATTTGGTAGTATGCAAGGTGACATGAAAGATAAGGATGGAAGCCCAAGTAAATTAGCTAGAGCTCTTAGCGGATGGGGTTTTGGAAGCAAAGAGGCTGCTAGAAACTTTTGTAGAAAACATAAAAAGAAAAAATAATGGCAACAAAACACGAAGATTTAAAAAAAGTAGTAAGTGAGTTAGAAGGTGCTGTAAAAGCACATAGTAGACAAGCTAAAACTATAAAGCAACACATTAAAGATATGAGCGGTCCATTTAAAATGAAATCTCCCTTGAAAGGTAAAAGAGGATTATGGGATAATATACACGCTAAGAGAAAAAGAATTAAAGCTGGTTCTGGAGAAAAAATGAGAAAACCAGGTGATAAAGGCGCACCTTCAGCTAAAGACTTAAGAGACTCACAATAAATGAAAAAACTACTACTATTATTATTACCATTTATAGCTTTAGCACAAGGTCCACCTAACTGTGTACCTACGACTATTATTATAAACCTTGATCAGTATCAAGGCGAAACATATTGGACTATAGAAGATACTAGCGGTAATATGCTAACCTATGGTACTAACTATGGTTCACAACCTGATTACGCTTCTGTTGTAGAGCAAAGATGTTTACCACCAGGCCCATTAACTTTTACGATATATGATGCGTACGGAGATGGGTTAAATGGATCAATGTGGGGTGGTTTAGATGGATCTTATTATGTGGTACAATGTTATGACACTTTAGTTTCTGGTACAGACCCAGCTTTTGGTAACGACACAGCTCACGCTATTTTAGTAGCTCCATGCCCACCGATATTCGGTTGTATGGATTCTTCTTATGTAGAATTTAACCCTAGAGCAGACACAAGCGACGGCTCGTGTTCTACGTTAGTAGTATTTGGCTGTATTGATTCTACTATGTACAACTATGATTCTACTGCTAACACGATGTCTTTAGTTCCATCTTGTGATTATACTTTAACGCTAACAGATTTAGTTGGAGATGGTTGGGCAGCATCAAATTTAGAGGTAACTCAAGGGGATAGCGTTTGGAATTTTACATTAGATACAGCTGCTTACTCTCAAGAATATACTATAAACTTAAAAGCACCTCAAGAGGTTTCATTTAAGTTCTCGATAACACAACAAGCTTTTCAATCTGCAGCTCACTGTGGATTTAAGCTGACAAACCCATTAGGTATGACTATGATAGAGGTTATACCACCGTTTATACAACCTTTACTTAAACGTACTGTACCAACTTATTGTGGTGATTACTGTATTGATAGAATATTTGGCTGTATGGATTCTTTAGCATTAAACTATGTGGATACAGCAAATACTGCTTTACCATGTTTTTACGTTCTTGGTTGTACTAACTCTTCTTACTTAGAATATTATACACAAGGTTTTACGGCTGACACTAGCGATGGATCTTGTCAGACACAAGCTGTTTGGGGTTGTACTTCTTCAAGCGCTTTTAACTACGATCCACAAGCCAACATAGATAATGGTGGTTGCATAGCCGTTGTAGTTGGTTGTATGCAGCCTTTAGCGTTTAACTACAACCCTCAAGCGAACACACCAGATACTTGTATTGCTGTTATTTATGGGTGTATGAGCTCTATAGCTTTTAATTACGACTCATTAGCTAACACAGACGACGGTAGTTGTATAAGCGTGATACAAGGTTGTACTGATAGCACTATGTTCAATTACTCACCAAGCGCTAACGTAGAGGATAGTTCTTGTGTTTCTTATATATACGGCTGTATGGATCCAACTATGTTTAACTATAGTGCTTTAGCTAATACTGATAACGGTGCGTGTATAACTTTTGTTTATGGTTGTGTAGATTCCACGATGTGGAATTACGATCCATTAGCTAACACTGATAACAACAATTGTATACCTTATATTTACGGTTGTACAAATCCTATTGCATTAAATTATGATGTATTAGCTAATACAAATAATTTCAGCTGTATACTACCAATTTATGGCTGTATGGATCCTACGGCGTTCAACTACAACCCACTGGCTAATGTTGATAACAACGCTTGTATACCTGTTGTTTTAGGTTGTACTGATCCAAGCGCTTTAAATTATAACGCTAACGCTAATACAGATGACTTTAGCTGTATATCACCTATATATGGTTGTATGGATTCAACTGCGTTTAATTACAATAGTTTAGCAAATGTAGATAATGGAGCTTGTATTCCTGTAATCTTAGGATGTACAGACCCAACGGCTCTTAACTATTGTGATAGCTGTAATACTGATGATTTTAGCTGTATACTACCAATTTATGGTTGTACTGACAGTACTATGTTTAATTATAATTCCTTAGCAAATATTGATAATAGCTCTTGCGTTCCTTACATATATGGTTGTACGAACCCTTCTATGCTCAATTACAATCCATCGGCAAACACGGAGGATTTTAGTTGTATTGCTTATATTTATGGGTGTATGGATAGTACCGCTCTTAACTTTGATTCACTTGCTAACACGCCTAACAACTCGTGCATTAAAATCGTTATGGGTTGCATGGATCCAAACGCGTATAACTATGAATCAACTGCTAACGTTAACGATTCTATATCTTGTTTGTATGACGCTAATTGTTTTACTGGTCCAGGAAATCCTTATTGGCTAAACAATGAGTGTTACGCTTGGGTTATTTCAGTGGACGATTACTGTTGCGAAAACGAGTGGGATACAATATGTCAGTCAACTTATGATTACTGTGAAGGTAATTGGGTTGGACCGGTGTTAACAAGAATACAACAAACAAAAGAACTAATGATGATTACTGACTTATTAGGTAGGCCAGCAAAACAAAGTAAAAACAAACTTCTATTTTACCTTTATAATGACGGTACTGTAGAGAAAAAATTAATCAAACAATAATAATTAAAAAGTAAAAAATGGCAACAACAACAGCAACAATTACGCTTTCTAGTGCAGATTTACTGAGTGACAACTTGTCGTTGTCAGCTACTATGAATTTGTATAAAGGCGGCACAACAGCAACTGGATTAGATCAAATGAATTACCATAGATTAGTTGTACCAACAGGTACAAACTTTGATCTTATTGAAGAAAGCGCTGCTTTAACAGAAGATGCAAACTACGTTTATATCATAAACAAAAACACGGATGTAACTGATTACGTGAAAATATCTATCAATGCAGAAGAAATAGGTAGATTATATGCAGGTGACTGGTTATTTATGCCTTGGGATTGTGATTTATCAGCAGCGTCAAATGACTCTAGTATAGAAATACAAGCTTACACTCACGAAGCAATTATTGAGTATGCTTTATTCCACAATGGAGAAACTTTAGTAACAGCAACTGATTCGTAGAAAATTAATTAACAATACAAATAAATAAATAAATATGGCAACAACAACAGCAACAATAACAATTGCTAGTACTGATATAGCTGATAACGCGTTTTCTGTGTCTAACACATCTACTCTTACAACAGCTGGTACTGATACTGGTATTACAGAAACTACTGGTTTAGGAAGAAAAAAGTTCGCTTCAAATTCTAACATTGTTTTGTTAGATGGTGGGTTAACTTCAGGTATAGCTGCAGATGTAACAGCAGATAAGTCTGCTAAGGTTTACATTAAAAATATGAACGATAGAGGTGATGGTACTAAATATGTAAATATTTTACTAGCAGCTGTAGAGATTGGTAGATTATATGGTGGAGACTGGATGTTTATTCCTTGGTGCGCAGCATCTGGAAAAGATATTGAGTTTACAGCATCTGACACTACTGAGACTACTCTAGAATACACTTGTTTCTACGAATAGTAAATGGCTCAATATTTCAATATAACAGGGGCTAGTTCTGCAGCAGCAGAGTTAACTAGAGAATTACTAGCGGTTGGTAGTAATATTAGTGTATCTAAAATGTTTTTTACAAACATACATACTACTAACCCGTGTACACTTGATTTATATATAGAAAAGAAGCTTACTGGAAAGTTTTACCTCTTAAAAGGGGTAGAACTTCCTGTAGGTGCAACTTTAGAATATGAAAACCCAGAGTTTAACAATAGCACTGGGGAGTTTGGATTATTTTTAAAACTAAACAAATCAGCTTCTGAAACACCAAGCGTAGACGTAATATTACAGTAATGACTTATACAGGAAAAGTAAATCAAATAAGACACAAAGCACTTAGGTTAACACCAACTATAACAGGTGTTCAGTATGCTAATAACGATATTTTGTTTGACACAACTGAAATGGCTAACGCAGTTGAATCTCCTGGTGGAGCTTCTAAGCTTGTCAACGTATCTTTGTGGACAAAGTCTAATGATGTTTTTGATATAGAGTTATTGTTTTTTCAGGTAAACCAATCCATGGGTACTGTAAATGCTGGTAGAAATGTATCTGACGCAGACTGGGCAACGGCTAAATATTTAGGACACTTAGTTTTAGATGGGTCTGAAGAGGACTACAATTACGGTGGTGGTAGAATATTTACTTTTGCAGAAAGACCAGCTCTACCAATGGTGTTGCAAGCTGAAGCTGGTTCTACTAGTGTATATTGTGCTGCTTTTTTAAGCGGAACAGATGTTACTCCATCTTTTTCAGTTGGAGATATTGAATTAATTTTTGGACTTGAATTATAATAACATGATAAGTAAACACATAAGCGATAAGGAAGGAGTGTATAGCATAACAGCGACACGTAAAGGTTTAGACAACACGCCAAACCAATTTGAGTTAGCTAACATGAAGGAAATAGCTGAGCAAGTATTTGAACCATTAAGAGAATGGGTTGGTGGACCTATTAGGATTAATAGTTTTTATAGGGGTAAAGCTTTAAATAAAGCTATTGGTGGATCAACATCGTCTCAACACTGTAAGGGTCAAGCTATGGATATAGATGATGGTGGGTGTAAAAAGACTAATGCTGAGATGTACGCTTGGATTAAAGAGAATTTAAACTTTGATCAAATGATCTGGGAGTTTGGTGATGATAAAAATCCAAACTGGGTACATGTTAGTTATGTCAATGAAATTGACAATAGAAATCGATGTTTAAAAGCCTATAAAGAAGGTGGTAAAACAAAATACAAAGTAATATAACATGGCAATACTAGCAACAATAGCTGGCGTACCTTTATTCACAACAATACAAGAAGCTTTAGATTGGGCAGCTGCTAACAATTTAAGTGGGTATCACATTCATAATTACCAAGGACAACAAGGTTACATGGGTGGAGCAAGCCATTTAGAAGCAACCGGCATGCCTATTAATAGTAACGCGCCAACAACAAATCAATCAACATCTAGTTCTTCCATTGGAAGCGGTGGTGGGGGTTATTAAATATGTGGTTAGTAAGTGATTCATAAGATATTTTTATATTACACAGTGTTTTGTGTGTTAGCACTTTTAATAACCTATATAGCTACTAAGAAAAATGATATTTGAAATAAAAATTACAGAAGAAGATCTTGTTAAAGATCTTAATATATAAAAAAAAGGGAGCCGTTAAGCTCCCTTTCTTCATTTTCATTACTTACGTTTGAACTGCCGCGTATTTCACTGTAGTTCAAATTTATCTAATACCGTTTCTAGAACGCAGCATTTTTTTGGTCTTGAACTTCAACCCTAATTGTTTGAGCCATAGCCTTAACTCGTTGCATAGCTTTTCTAACCCGTGTTCCTGCTGAGTTATTTCCTTCTATAAATTTAGTTACATCAGATTGACAATCGTTAATTACATCTTGTAATTGATCGAACTCGTTATTTAATTTATTCATTTTATTTAATTTGATTATAAGCTTGTAATTTCGCAGACTCCACCGGCACAAGCTAATTCACCTGACAGATCTGTTTCGTCAGTCATTTCAACAATCATAGATAAATCTACATCGTTTAACAACTTAACTCTTTTGTTGAACTCTTCTTCGGTTATATCCTCAAATGGAGCTTGAGTATATGTTCCACCATCATAAGGTAGAACTGATAAACCGTTGTAACACTCTCTGTTATCCCACATCCATTTTCCAGCTTTATCCCATTCATCTTCTTTTAAACTAATTGTTGCAGACACGTTGTGAGTATTAGAGCCTTTCCTATGTCCAGGCTTAACCCATTCGGTAGCAACTTTTTTAA